GGTAGTTGATGAACGCTGTCAGAATAGTGTTGAATCCGGAGGCCTCAGGTGACCCAGATAGGCGTTGATAGCCCGTCTTGTACCTGACACCAAACACGGTTCGTGCCCGCAGGAACGTCTGCTTTCGCATGAGCTCATAGAGGACAGGCCAATATTCCCGCTTGAATGCACGACGCATGATCGTGCGCTCCAAGTAGCGGGCAATGTTGCTAACCCTGCCATCCATGCGGCTGAAGTCTGTGCCGTCCACGTACTCTGCGCCGAGGCAGATTTCCGTCACGCGCTGCGCCACCTCCCTTGGCGTCTTACCAAAAGCGTACCATTTCTGGGGCTTCAGGTATGCGTCGACGAACGCGTACATGTACGTACTGTAGGCCAGCTTGTCTACGCCATTGATCTGGGAGATCGGGCGCGGATCGGTAACTGACCCATAGGCTTCACGCTTCACGAACTGATCCGTGCTATCCTTGCTTGCCCCATCTTGGGCAGCATCCAGGATTCTACGCTGGCTTGGTCGGCTCTGCCTAGCATATACCTCGTCGTCACCAAACGGGGATAGCTGGTTTGCCTTGGGAATGAGGAACTCAGAGAACTCATCGATGCATGAAATGGTGAACTTGTCTAGAGGGAGCTCGCACACAGCGACTTTCTTGACTCGTTCTTCCACGCATCTCTTCTCGTTTGCCTCACTAACATCCGGAACGAATGCCCCATCCAAGAGTGGCTGCATGAACGCAGTCATGCCGCCCTTCGCATCTTCATCAGGAGTGACACCAGGATCCACCCACTGGTAGGATCTGACGGCGTCGACAATATCAATCTTGTCTCCGCCCTTCTGGTATCGGCTGTGGAACTCCAGCGCTACTTCAGCGCCGTAGTGCTCCTTGGCCCCCGACCCGATTCCCTGCTCCATTTTACCCTTGACGGTGTAAAGCGTCAGCTTCGTGGTGCCGTGTCTCACAGTGGAGGCAATGGCATCGTCGACATCTGCAGGAAGCTTCGCTGACAGGAAGGTGTCCACACGTCCGGTGCACCACCAATGCTTCAGCTTGTCCCTCACCTGGAAGCGAACGAATTCGCCAACCACGGGGTTAAAACGGGTCATCCTTTTAGCCGCTAGCTTCCATAACGAAACTGCGGTTGAGATGAACCCCTTCGTGCTCAACAACGGCGCCAGTAGCACAAGCTGATGGTCTGGGCCCATCTGCCTGCGCTCGACGGCGAAGTGGCAAGAAGCGGTAGGGAAACCCCACCAGGAGCGAGCGACCGCCGTGAGGCTGTCGCCACCCCAGTTCCACAGATGATGACGGTATTCGCCGCCACCGGAGACGTCATAAATGACGCTCCCATCACCAGTGAAGCGGTAGCTGTACTCCTCCTCGCACCTAGCCGCTCGGGACGGGGTGAGGGTGTACAGCACCACAGGGCAAGCCCATTTCGCAATGTCGGCCTCGAACGTAGACACATAGTAGTCCACATCAACGATGACCAAAGCACTGTCAGGGCCGGGTTCACTTCGAACCGCCGGTGCCATCAAGTCCTTTACCCAGAAGTATTCACGGCAGTAGTCGTACCCGTTACGACTATCCGCGCCACTTCCCTGGAGAAATAGGGGCTTGAAACCGGAGTTCTCAACGATTTTCTTGGCCAAGAAAGA